ATCCAGCATCAGCGCCTGACCGCCACGCAAAACAAATACGCAGGCCGCCATTCGGTTGATGTTGAAGTCCATGCCAATATGCAGCGCCTCGCCCGGGCGAATCGTCTCGCTTGTGTGGTTGAGCCGCCGATCGAAGTTGGGATAAACGTTGCCTGACGTCAGGTTGACGAATAGCCCATCGATGTAAGCGTCTACAAGGTTGGCCGGGTACGACTTGCGCAGCGATGCGATGTAATCCTTTGGCAGGTTCTTGGCGTTCTGCCGCGTACTGGCATGCACAATCCCATACAGCGGGCGCTGCTCAGGGTCTTCGGCCAGTTCCCTGACAAACTTGCGGTAAACCCAGTTAAACCCCTCCGGCGTCGTTGTGACGTCAATGGTGTTCTGGTCGCGCCCAGGCCAAACAGTCGACATACGCGCAATAATCTTCTTCCAGGCGCTGTCAGCCTTCTTGATCGACATACAGTCGATCTCATCGACCAGGGCGTGAGCGATGTTAAAGCCCACGATCCGGTGCGGGTGCTCCATGCTCTTGCAGACGATTGTCGACAGGCAGCGGCCCCGGTTGTCGCGCAAATACACACGCCGCCTGCTGGGAACAACGTCAGCGAACAACCCGAAGGCCTCAGCAACACCCGGCATGGTGTCGTAGAAAATGTCAGTGATCTGCGGGTAGGTCGGGGCAAAGTAGCCCTGCGGGATACCGGGGAACTCCAGCGCGTTGACGCACATCCGCACGCAACCCACGAACGTCTTGCCGCTTCGATAGCCCCCAACGAACGCCATGAACTTCTTATGGCTTTTGATGAACTCAAACTGGGGCTTGTTCAGCATCAGGATCGCTTGCATCTTCCACCCCGATGATGACTTGCTTGGGCTCTGGTAAGCCCTTGTTCGGGTCTTCCAATTCGCGCTGAAGCTTTTGAATGTTCAGGCGCTTGATTTCGTCGTCGAGAGACCTGTCCGGCTCGACTCGGCGATTCACGTAAAGGTCGCCCACTTCTTTGGCGGCCTGCTCCAGGAGTTGAGCGGTCAGCGCCATGTTCTTCATGTTCTCGGCCTTCTCAGCCATCCGCCCAAGCGTGCGCAAACGGTAGGCGCGGTTCGCAATCGGAATCTCAGCCGTCTCTTCGCGGAAACGCTTGCGGGTGTCGTGGAACAGAGTCTGCCACTTGGCAGCCAGGTTTACCCCGGCACGCTTGGTTGGGTCGTGCTGCTCAACCTGCTGACGGGTCACGTCAATATCGAATTCTTGCTTCACCGCTTGTGAGACTTGCGTCGGGGTGTCGAAACACGCCAAAGCCTGAACGATGAAGGCTTTCGCATCGTTTTTCAGGGCTGCCATAGGTTGGATTCCGTCTCATGCCTGTCTCATATCAGGCCGACTTGAGCAGACAGGTTCCGCAGGCCCTCGCAATGTTCAATTTCCCCACCTCAGCAGGACTGTTTGCAGCATCCACCAACGCTTGAACGTCAGGGCTTGCACCGTAGCGGCGGACGACACCGACGAACTCTTCGACGTCGTGGCCCTGCAGCTTGATCTTCGGTGCACCGTCTTGGGTGAATGCAGGCTGACCGTACTTGTCGGTCGCGTGAGCCAGGTGATAAAGCTCGTGCTCAAGGAGCGCGCAGAACTCAAGATCGCTGCACTGGGCGCAGTAGTCAGCAGCCAAGGTGATGATGAAAGCCGGCACGTCGCCGAACCAATCACGCATCTGCTGCTCCATCCGGGCTTTCTGCCAACCGCCGGCGCGGAACGCTACCTGCTCGGCTTGACCCAGAACCGTTCGACCTTGCTTCTCAAAGCACGATGACGCCCACATGATCCGGATGTCTGCATCCAGTAGATGAGCGTGGTCTGGGTTGTGAATGCTGCCGGTGTCGGCAAGGATCTCGGCTTGGAGCCATTCCAACACCTCGGGGGCAGGCGCAACGCTGGACGGGTAGCCGTCGCCGTCAACTAACAGACTCAGGCCCTTTGGTGGCGTTGGCCGTTTCATGGTGACTACCTATTACGAGGGGGGTCTGGCCCTTGAGGATCAAATATTGTCATCAGATGAAATTGACGGTCGTCATTTTAATACCGGATTTTTCCAGTAGGTCTACGACTTCCTGACCGGTCATCATTTCACATGACACTTCAACGTTGATTGACGTTGCTTCACCGTCAATCTTGTCCTTGAGTACAGTCAGCCCGAAGGACAATGCCTCATCCTTTGATTTGAAAGTTTCAATGTGTCCGAAGACAAACCAACCGTTCCGAATGAATTGGACAGTGGTTTGCTCGGACCAGATCGGACGGGACAAGTAGATGGATGTGCTGTGTGAAGCCGTTCTGAAACGGATGGATTGTGTTGTTATATTCACTTTCTTACCTCTTTTGTTTAGCCAGGATTGACATAGGTATTTAGTGAACGACTCCAACCAAATTCGTAAAAAACGGCCAATCTATTGAAAAAAAAGAAAGCAATTTGTAACAAAATGATTCATATCGATCTCTTCGAAATCTGACCGGTTATTCACTTCACCATAATGTTTGTCTGCACATAGGTGTGGTCGTTGAACAGTCCAACGATCAGGCCCTGGGGCAGTCCGGCAGCCTTGGCAGCGTCCACTGCATCGCCAATGGCTTTGTCGAGAGCGCTTTCCCTGCATTGATGTCCTGGCCCATCGGCGGCGCGTGACGCAGACGTGCGACATTGCTCATGCCGCCCACCCAATGCTGATGTGAGAGAAGATCCAGATCAGGCTTTCAATCACCGCCCAACCACCTACGGCGCAGACACCACAGATAATGATGAAGGCACCTTGCAAGTCTGGCATCCGGCCCATGGTGATTCCTCAAGATTGTGCGCCACGATTTGGCGCATTCGAAAACGTGGCGCGGATTACTTGCGCCGCTCAAATGACCCTGGCGTCTTATCGCAGCGCAGGCAGTGCTCACAGTTCAGAGTGCGGCAAAGCCATGCCTTGGTTTGCGGCCAGTACGTAACCATGAACCAGTGCCGGGCCCCCGCCAGCGCGAGCGAGACATACAACGTGGTACCGGCAATCGTGGGCGAGAAGAACATTTGCTCGCTGCGAGCCAGGATCGCGTAGCCACTCAAGGCAATCACCGCATAGATGATCTTGCCCAGCACCCCGTCGCGAACTTTGCCGCTCAAGATGCACCAGGTGGCCCACACCGCAATGACACCCGCGGAATAGGCGTTGATGTGTTCGAGAATCATGGACCACCTCCTCCGAACCTTTGACGGATGAGCGCCCACAGATCAGCGGCTTTGATTGCCCGGGTGATCGCGGCAATCAGCGATCCGCCGAAGGTACCCAGCAGGAAGCCAACACCGGCCACGCTGCGGGGCTCATCGATACCGAAGTACGCACTGACAAGACCGGTCAGATAATGAGCGCACACGGCACCCGAAAAGATGAATACCGCCCAAGCCTTGCGGTTGATCAGGTCGTCCCGGTGCCACCAGGCGGCAGCTACAGAACCGAGAAGCCCAGCTATTGCCCAGTCGAGTTTGTCGAGCAAGCGGTGAAAGAACTCCATGCGCTCGACTCCGTGGGGCATGAGGGATAAAAAAGCCCGCCGAGTGGCGAGATAATGGCCATGTGCTACTTTCGGAGAGCTGTCTTGGACACAGCGCACACAACTGAAGGAGCCGAAATGGCCACATATAGAATCGCTCACATAAAAGAGCAGGGGCAGCAAATGATCATCGCCCCACTTGACTCGTCGTTCAACAGCAAGACCCAGGGGGAAAAAAACGACTTTATGAATGCCTTCCAGGCCGCCGCAACATCAGCCGGATTAGCCGGGCGAGTCGCCCTAATATGGAAGTCGGGAAGTATGGTCCACTTTATGGCCCCCCAGCCATGGCATCCGTTCTTCCGCAGCCAGGGCATTTACCAACTGATCCTGTCTAACATCAACAAGGAGTTGACGATTCGCTGACCTGGCGTGAGGATTCATCGCCAGCTTCAACTAGAGCCGACTCAAGAGCAGCAATGATCCGACGAATTGTTCCGTCTTCACGGTGTGACAGGAATGTCATGCCGTTTTTTTCGCCATGAGACCAGATCACTTCACCACTTCCATCAAGTATTCGTACCTGCATGACTGAACTCCCGAACAGTAAACGCCCGCCACAATTTAAATGCCTGAAATTGATCAGCCCCAGCAGCACTCCCAGGTCGGAGCAATGGGTGTGGTGGAGCTGAAAACAGGAAGAGGCCGATCTATGTCGAGCCCTTGTAAATGGGTACATCCGGGAAAGCATCCACTTGGGTAGCGGCTTTCCTCGGAGGTACAAAAAAGCCCGTAGCGTGTACGGGCTCGCTTGCTTCCAGGCATTCAGCAGGGCGTCAGGCTGTCACTCTCGGGCAAGGGCTTGGCTGAGGTCTGAACGAAGTGGTTGCTGGATGCGCGCAGATTAGCCTTCAAACTTTCGTCACCGGACTGGCTACCCGTTCGCCACATGGCCAGGGTCAGTTCCAGGCGCTGCAAGGCGACACCCTGCGGTTCGGCGACCACGTAGGCCGTGTGGTAGGCATCAACCAGAGGCTCGGCCAATGCCGATAGAGAGAAACAGGACAGGCAGGCGGCAAGCGCCAGGCCCAGGTAAGCGGTGATTCGCTTCATGATCATTCGGCATTCCTTTTCGGGTCGTGGGTTTTCTTTGGGCAATAAAAAACCCGACGCGAAGGCCGGGTTTTATTTAGCAAGTTGCCAAAGGCAAAATTCTAATTACGGGAAAATAATGCCGCCAGCCGGGCGGGAAGTCAAGCAGCCTCTTTCATCTTGTAAATTACCCCGCCAATCGGGCTCAGTGCTTGAGCGTCAATGTCATAGCAAGCGTCAAAGCAGAGCTGTACAAACGGCTCCCAATCACGCCCCCAGCGATCCGAAACCAATCCAACCCCGTACTCCCCCTTCAGCCACGCCCGGAACACCTCGGGCTTTATCAACGGATCAGGATTTGAGGACTGGCCGCCCTGGTGCATGTAGCGGTATCGGCGGAAAACACCCTTGGCCACGTACTCGGCTCGCTCCCGCTTACTGGCCGTCATCCGCTCGACGCGCGAACAGGCCAGGTTGAACACAGCCTCTTCCGCTGTTTCCCGGTCGTCGTCGGTCGGCTCCGCTGCGTACATGGCGTTGCCGAAAGCACGGAGCTGTGAATGCAGGCGCGCAATTGCCGACTGGATCTGACCGGCCAATGCACCATGCACCGCGTGGTCAGCCGTCGGACCACGCTCAGTCTTTTGCACAACGACACCCAGTTGAGCGGCATCTGAGGTTTGGCCTGGGGCCGGGTTGTAGTTGCAGTCATGCCACGCTTGGCGTGCCGAGTTGATTTTCATGCCGCAGCCCTCTTCAGCTCTCTTGTTTTTGCCCGGTACTCGGCCTTGATGGCCTTGATATCTTCGATGGTGTACTTGCGCGCAGGGTGCGGGCCCTCCAACCAAGCCAGCTTCGCAGCCCCGATGCGCAGCACCAGGCGAATGCGGTACTCAACAGCATTGCCGGAGAGGTTACGGTTGCACTTCACACATTGCCGGTGGATGTTCAGCGGCTCAAAGCGCAACTCTGGGCTAGAGCCGACGGATCGATAATGCCCAGCATCCCAGCGGCTGCCGGTCATGAGGTCGCCATCGCTCGGAGTTGAATCGCAACTGATGCACGAAAGGTCGGCATCACGCAGGCGTACGTACTCGTTCACCGCGGCTTGAGCCTCGCGCAGGTGATCCGCCCTGCTCTTCAGCTTCTCCTTGCGAACCTTGATTTCCTTGCGCTCAACCTGAGCCAGGGACTTGCGGGCCTTCTCCTGGTGGCGCGGCGCGTCGATGATTGCGCAGGCTGGACCGCATACCGACTGGCCGAGGCGCATAGGGACGAATGAAGCGCCACACGCTGCCACGCGGCACTTCTTGGGTTTTGGTTGTTTGCGCGCAATGGTCATTGGTAAACGCTCCCGGGCTGGCCAGATGCGTTACTGCCGGTGCACTCAAGATCGTGATCACTCGCCCGAGGGCAACGCTTGCAGCCACACTTGGAGCACAGGATCATTTTCGTGGACGAGAGCGGCAGCCAGCCAAACGGACCTTTGGAGCCCAGCTTGTGCTCAGCGATACAGCGGTGGCATTCGCAGTTCAGTTGACTGATCACAGGCATGGCTCATCCTCCTTGACTTTCTGCTGCTCAGGCTGGAAGTCGCCACCAAGAGGCATGAGTCGGAACTCGCCACAGAACCCATCGCTAACAGGGCCGCGCGCGAAAGAGTCGAATGTTTGGCCAGACGGTAGCTTGACCCACCAAATTCGGTGCTGCTTCGGATTGAATGCTTCGACATCCCCATACACCATGTGTAATTCGCTGCCGACATAAGCGATAAGCTCGACAACACTGCCTATCAGATGATCTGCCTCTGAACTCTTGAGGATCGCCAGGTCGCCCGGCTTGAAGTTATGGCTCATGCGGCCGCCCTAAACATTTCCATTTGCCCACGCGGGGCTTCGAGATAGGTTTGCGCTCGCCGGTGAGCCATATTCCGGCGAAAGGCTGCGCGCTCAAGCCGGATATCTGCCAGGCCAGCACCGACATAGCGAGAGCAAGCAAGGTTGAATCGCGCACGATCACTCCAGAACTGACGGTTTGCTTTCGGGCACAGGCTGATTTCTTCAAGAGTGGTCATGCGGCCTCCTTGAACGCTTCGAACTCCGCCATCTCAGTCAGGCGCTCCTCGGTGAGTGTTGGCCAGTCGTGCAGCACCAAGTACGCACAGCACTGACGCCAGAAATCTTGGAAGGCCTCCTCCCCCATCGAGTCATAGGACAGGCTGCGCGGTGTCTTTCGGGTAAGCTGGCCAAGGCCGGGAATGTCGAACTGTTCTTCGTCGCAGTACACGCCCGACTCCAGTTGCAGAGCCTTGATCGCGTCGTGGGACTGCTTTCCAGAGAACCGGTCGATGTTCTGGCTCAGCACCCGACCCAAGCCGTGAACCAAGCCATTGAACCGCGGGTTGCGCGGCTGCTTGAGTTCGGCGCGGATCTTGGTGTTGATCCGGAAATCACGCTCGCGGAGGATTGACCGGTCTGCGTCGGAGGAAGGAACGAATGCAGCAACCTCTCGACCAGTGACGGGATCAACCAGGCGGCGCAGCACCAGATACACAGGCATTGGGCGTGGCTTGGCGGGCTTAGTCACGACTTCACCTCCGTCTTCTTGCTCACCTTCCCTTCCGCCTCAAGCTGACGCATGGTTGCGCGCAGGGTTTTCATGTCGTAGACACGAACCAAAGCCCCAAGGCTCTTGTTGGCAATGATCGCCATCGTCAGGCCCACGAAAAACAACAGTCCCGCGACCAAAGTAAAGCCGCCCACCAGCATTACGCCGTAGCCGAGCCACAAGGCGATTGAGTCAAGAGTCATGACGCAGATCCTCCAAGGCCATTTCCAAAACAACCACCAGCAAAAGCAGCCAGAACAAAGGCCAGATCAGCACACAGCGGTAGAAGTGCTTGAGTTTCGTCACCGAAAAGCCAGTAATCAGCGCGCCAGCTAAATAGATGCAGACAAGCGTTTCCAGAGTCATGACTGCTCTCCCTTGCCCATGGCGGCACGCAGAATATCCGCCTGGCTGGCAGTCAGCTTTGGATGATTCGCCAGTTCGTGCATAGCTCGGCGCAGCGCCTCGATCTCGGCCTGGAGCTTCTTGTTTTCAGCAACACTCAGCAGGCATGCACCAACTTCTGATTGATTCTCAGCCTTGAGGCGCTCAACTTCAGCCTTGAGCTGGTCGCGCTCTGTCTCCGCCTCGCGCATGAGTCGCAGACATTCATCCTCATACTTCTCAAGAACAGTAACGCGACTTGAAAGCCGCTCGTTCTCGGCGATCAGAACCAGGACGCCATCAGCCAGCGCTTTGTGATTCTCGTCTCCGCAGAATCGGCGATCATTCAGCACGCGGCCAGCCAGCCGCTTCAATTCGGTTTTGTCGGTCATGCCAGCAGCTCCTTTGGCACGCTTACGGTGTCACCCATATGCAAGGTAACAATCGCCCTGCAGGCGGCTATCAGGATTGACGGGCCAGCGGCCAGCCGCTGGAATTGAACCTCGGCGGCCCCGCCCTTGTATGCGAATGCTCGCCAGTTCTTTCCGGTGCCGTCCTGAGCCAGCCCAAACGATTTGCAGTGTTCGTCAAGCAGCCGACCACCGCACTCCCAGTCGCTGGACGGATACCAATCGAACTCAAATCCATATGCACCGGAGTACGTAAGGCGAACCATGCGAGGAAATGTCACCGGCTTTGCTGCGCCCTTGAACATAAGACGCGTCTCGCTCTCGGTAACTCGAATCGTCGGCTGCATGCCTGGATACACAGCGCAGAAAGTCGCCCAGTTCAAAACAACACCGACCATTTCCTCGGTCTTCACTTCTACAAATTCGCTCATACCTCACCCCGTACACACTGAGTTTTGATATTGGAAAGCGTGCCTTCGAGCTTCTGGGCTTGAACCGCCGCCTGCTCGCAAAGTTCAAGGGTTTGCATTGGGACCGAGGTCATTGCAGCCCCCTGGCCGTAGATGTAGAGGATGATCAGGAGAAATGGGGCAGTCATGGCTTCACCTTCAGGCCCGCGGCCTCAATCAGCTTCTTGGCGTCATCCAGCCATATAGCCCAGTCGCCGCAGTCGTTCGGACTGAAGCACTGGGATAGGTCGGACAGATCCACAACCAGGGATTCGCGGGAGGCCTGCCAAGCCCAATAGGTCATTTCAACCCAGTGCAAGTCATACAAGCCCTGTTCACGGCGCTGCAGTTCGTAATGGGTGGGCGGCTTATCAAAATCACCTTTGCGCTTGAGCAAGTGGATAGCTGAATCCCGGTACCCTTCGCCGAACAGATCAACTTGGCGCTGCACGAAAGCGGCCTCAAATTCTTCACGTACCTTGTCGGTCATTTGCATTGCTCCAGCGCACGATCGAGAGAGGTGCTTTGCGCGGCAACCTTCACGCAAACCAACGTCAGGTATCTGGATGCCGTAGCGATTCCATTGGCGGTGAAAAGCACGCCTGCGCTTATCGCAAAAATCAAAATGGCTTCCTTCATCAAAATCCTTCCTTGCCGCGCTGCGACTCCCAGTTGAACGGAACAACGATCAAGCCACCCTCACGCAAACGATCCACGCAGCGCTCGCCCATTGCGGCAGGCAACTGCCCGGCAGACAGGTTGGTAATCACAACCGTGGGGCGTCTCTGCTCGTAGCGACCGTTGATGATCGCGAACAGAGTGGTTAGCTCGAAATCGCTCGGGTTTTCTTTGCTCACGCCGATTTCATCCAGAACCAGCAGATCGGGATTGACCAGGCTGGACAGAATGTCCGACTCGGATCGCTCGCTTTTGCGGTCGAATGTAGCCTTGATAGCCTGCAGAACTGCACCGACGGTGCGGTACACGGCTGTGCGGGCGGTGGTGTGCAGCAGCGCGTTGGCGATGGCTGCGCCCAAGTGGGTTTTGCCAGTACCAGGCTTGCCAATCAGCACCATGCAGCGCCCGGTTTCGTACATCCGGTCAAACTCGGCGACGTAGTGGCGGCAGAACTTCAGTGCGTGGCTCTGTTCGCCATGCTCGACGCGGAAGTTGTCCAGGGTGCTACCTTGGAAGCGCAGCGGGATCAGCGCGTCTCCAAGCTTGCGGGCCAGGGACAGGCGCAGTTCGTACGCGGCAGCGGCCTGAGCTCTCGTTTCGCGCTCAGCAGCATCGATGCGCAGGCACTCGGGGCAACCGCCCTTGAGTTCGCGATTCAGAATCACCGTTACCTTTTGGTCGAATTTGCCGTGCTTCTCGCATTCGGCGGGCTGAGTGCGGATCGGCAACACGCCATCGGAAATCGAAACAACCCTTTCAGAGCGCATAGGTGCCGTCCTCCCGCTGAATCAGACCGTCGGTGTAGTCGCGCTCGGCAAAGCCGGTGTGACGGGACTGGGGTGCACGTTTCACGAATGGACGGACGTTGCTCGCCCGGTTCCTGTCGTCCTTGACCCACTTCACCAGCAGGGATACCCACTTGGACTGAACCTGCAGCAGGCCGGTGGTTTCATGGTGGGCAGTGAACGGGGCTAAGGCCTCCTTGGTGAACAGGTCGACTGATACCCCGTAGTGCACACAGTAGGTTTTCAGGAGGTTGGCGTCAGGCATCCAGTCCAGGGTCATTTCGACTGGAGCTTTTGGGTCGACAGGCTCGGACTCTTTTTCGGGCTCAGGCTCGGGCTGCGAGTTTTCGTCGCCCGCAGAGAGAGAGTGGTTTTGATCCTTTGGTTCTTGGTTAGTGGTTAATGGTTCTTGGTTAGGTGCCGATTCGTTCACGACTGGTGCACGCTTCGTGCTAGTGCTTGCACGATTCGTGCGCTTGGCTGCTTCACGCTTCTCGGCAATTTCTTTGTTTTTCAAGGCCATTGCGTGATAAGCGCTAATCTCATCTTGAATGCGAGCCTGCACATAACGCCCGTCAACCAGCTCAAAGAACTTGCTAAGCACAAAGGTCACAGCAGCGATTTCTTCTGCTGATCGAGCCCAGCACCAGTCAATAGCCTCATCCATGGTGGGGAAGCGTTCACGGTCGTAGCACGCATCCAGCAGAAGCGTGTACGCACCGTGCTCAAGCATGGAGAGCCGCCCGGCCTTCTTGTGATAATCGCCTATGTTGCGCTTGAAGTAATGCATCAAGACCGCCCCTTGCCGATTAGGTCGGCCCAATCGTAGATGCGGTCTCTCAGCCGGTGAGGCTGTGCGGCGCGCGCAGTTGTTTCCCGCGCCTCGTTTTTATGTAAGGAAAATCGAGGCGCGAGATTGTTGGAGCTATTGATCAATTCGGTGTGGTGGTGCATGATTTGCTCCATAGGTTTTACTGCTGTGAAAAAGCCGGGATTGCGCCCCGGCTTTTTTGTGTCTGAAATTCAAGCTGCCTTCACGGACTGCTTGAACACCTCCAGGCTGACGATTACTTCCTCAGCCTCCTTGAGTAGCTCCGACTTTTCGCGTGAGCAGACATGGCCATCGGCCTGGGCATCGAACGCCAGGCGAGTCACGTCAGCCAAATCGGTATGCAGCCGCAGAAGAGCGGTGTTGAGGTCTATGCCTTCGGGCTTGTCTTTCGGTACCAGATCAAAGCCAAACGCCTCGGCCCAGGCTTTAAGTGGCCGGAAGT